GAACTATCTGAAGCAGTTACAGTTACAACTTCACCTTTTTTAAATGGTGTTGTACCAACATATGTAATGTATAAAACTGTTTCATTAAAATCTGTTTTCTTATCATAAACCTTACCAGAGATTGTTTCTGTAGTACGCTGTAATGTTGTACCATCAATATTATATCTTACTGTTGCCGTTGCACCTGAAGTTTGACCTGTAAGTAACAGAACGGCATTTGATGTACTGTCATCGGCATCATTAATAGAACCTCTAATATTTCCAAATGATTGTCCACCCGTTACAGAACCAGGTTTTACAGATATAACTGGACCTGATAAGTATTTTGTTAATGGGTCTGTTGATGTTGAATTTTCTGGAAATAATGTATTACCACTTTCAAGTCCTAATTCAGCAGAAAACCCACCGTTTACAACTGATACAAATGCTTGAGCACCTGCACCTGAAGTATTGCCAGCATTAAAAGTTAAATTATCTCCTATTTCAAAGTCAAAACCACCATCATCAATAATAGTTTCTGTGATTGCACCACCACCTAATTCGCCAACTTGGAAAGAAGCACCTTGTCCACCACCAGTTAATCTAATTGTAGCATTACTATCATACAATGCACCATCGTTGTTAATTATTTTTGTACCAGGAATACCAGTGATTGTAGATTTTATGAATACATCATTAATATCGGATTCTGTACCTCGTATTACTTCACCAATTTGAAAAGTGCCTGTTACTGTTTCTGCATCAACAATAAATTCTGTTACATTATTTGCACCAAAACTAAATCTAAAAACATTTTCTACAACAGCAGTTGCACTTGATGTTTCACCAGTAATTGTTCTACCAATAAGTTTTGATGTATCACCGATAACATCAATACCACGAATAATCTTTCTTGTACCCCATTGACCATCTGATACTCTTAAAATATTTTCTCTAGGATATAATGTTTCTGATTTTTCACCAAATAGTAAATTAAAGAAAATTCTATGTCCTTCAGCCGTACCTTTTAATTGATACAGTGCTTTAATGTTTTTAATAAGTTTTCTTTTATCAACACCTATAGCCAAATTTTCTGGCATTGTGTGTAAGAATTCATTTCTAAATTGAGATAAGAACCTATCAATTACTCTGTCAGGATCCTTATACTCTACTAAGTTAGAAATGTTTTCAATTGGATTTGGTTTGTAACCTTTAATAATAGCTCTTGCATTTGAAGAACTACCATTGATTGTTTCACCAGTAATAAATTTATTTTGTGATGTAACAAAAAGTCTAGTATTATCTAAATCTTCGGCCACAATAACTGCTGTCGCACCTGAAGTGGCACCTGTTATTGTTTCTGAGTTTTGAAATTTACCAAATGCTGTATCTTCTGTAAGAACTTTGTCACCAGCATCTAACTGTGTTCTTGTAGAACCTAATCTACCAGCATCTAATATTAATAAGTTTTCTTGGTTGGTTTCAGTTTCTAATAGAATACCATCAGTGGTTTCTATTTGTTCAACTTGTAACTCTGCACTTTCTAATAATTGATAATATGTTTTTAAAAATGTTGCAAACTTAGGGTGTTGCTCAACTACGAATTCAGGTAGTTGTGCATTTATAAGGGTAGAAATCTTGTCATTAAATTTTGCCATTTATCACTCTAATAACTTGTTGTTGGTGTATAACCTACACCTGCATCATTTGAACCACCTGTGAAACCATCTGCTTCAACTGTGAAACCTGAATTCGTAACATCTATTTCTACAACTGAATTTCTAACTGGAACAATATCATTTGAATTTGGTACAGTAGTTAATTCTATAACTGTAGAAGCGGCCGCTCTAATATTAGATATTGATGAAATATTTAATGAGTTAATTGTTATTTGGCCTGTTGTGTAATTAATAGTACCTTGTGTTTCGTTTGCATATGTTTTAACACCACCAGCATCAAAGTAATATCTTCTTACAACACCTGAACCATTATCATCTAAAAACATTTCATTTGTATTTCCTGAAACTTTGAAACCTGAAGAAGATAAAATACCACCACTTGTTGACATATGACCTGTATGTGGATTATATAATGCATTTCTAAAATAAATGTCGTATCTTGCTGATGTATTTAATTGTGGTGTAAATGATTTTCTCATTTTAACAGAAGTAATGTTTGATACAATACTATTATCGACACCATCAATAATACCAATTAATTTTGAATATCTAAACACACCATCAAATCTTTGTAGTGTATTTGTATTATAATTTGTAACTGCTGTGATAATTTCTGTCTTTAATGTTTCTGCTGTTTTAGAAGTAACTTTTGTATCGTATCTAGCATTTGATGTAAGTATTACACTAGTAGTTTCTGCATCAACAACTTCTGGTCTAACTGAAGCTACATTGTATTGTTTTAATTGTGTTGCTATATCTTTTTTAGTTTGTGTTGTTAGTGTAGAACCAGATGCCGGTTTAATTGCAATTTTTACAACACCATATACCGGTATCTCATCATCTTCTCCACCCCACGCACTAACTGACAATGCGTTTGGATACATTTGTTTAACAAAAGTTTCATAGTCAGAAGAAGTCACTGCTCTGTTTTGAGCTGCATAGGATAATGGTGCATTAAATTTAATACTTTCATCTGCTTCTGCCTCTGCGCCGCCTTGTGAAACTGAGTTTACTGTGATTGTTACATCTGTAAATCCACCAATATTACCTGAAAGAGTAAATGAACTTGCGCCATTGGATTCTGTTGTATTAGTAACAATATATTCCATGATTACAATATTACCGTCTTGTAATTTTGCACCTGTTATACCGTCACCAAAATAAATTTCATATCTACCATCTTGGCCTTCTTGTAAAAAATATGCTTTAGATGTACTAGTTACATTTGAATAGTTACTAGAAAATGAGTAAGTCGATACTGTTGCATCTGAAGTTGAATTTTGTACAGTTACTTTTAATGTAGATGTATCAGCTCTGTTACTTGGTATTATAAACTTTTGGTCGGGGTCATTTACATCAACTGTATATTTAAATGTAACTAAAGTACCCTCATATAAAGTACAATTTGAAAATTTATAAACACCATTTACAGGCGTGATTGTAATGTCTGCGTTGTTTACATATTGATAAGATGTTTCATCAACTGTAGTTGTAAACACCGTACCTTTGTTCATTGTGATAGAAGTACCTGAAGCATTATTAATTTGTACATCAACATCAGCTTTAGGCGCTCTTGGTGAAGTTGGTGTATAACCAACCATCTTTGCAAGTGACACAATGTTATTACGAATATCTGCACTATCTAAGTAAACTTCATTTGTTGACATGTTCGCCAAAAAGGAAAGATAATGTGTATTGTATGATAACGCATCTAATAGAATAGAAAGGCCTGAGCCTTCAAAGTTGTAATCTTGGAATTCTGTTTGACTTTGTAAAAATGTTTTTAAATTTGACTTAATTTGGTCAAAGTCTAAATCAGATACATTTAATTTATGTTTTGCCATTCTATCTTAACCTCTGTAAAAATGCCGTTACTGTAACTGGATCCATAACACCTTGTATATAAAAATAGATATCACATACTAATCTGTTGCCATCTTGGTCTTCATCAATTCTAATACTTTCAAGTGATGCTCTAGGTTCATAATTTGCTATGACTTCTTCTATTTTTCTTTGTAGAAAAACTCTAGTCAATGGTGTAAAGTTTTCAAATAACAAATCTCTCACACCTGAACCTAATTCTGGATGAAAAGGTCTTTCGTAGAAATTAGTTTGTATTAAATTTCTCACACTTCGTTTAACAGCATTTACATCCTCAACCTTTGATATATCATTAGTCACAGGATTTCTACCGAAATTTAAGTCGATATCTCTATATCTTCTATTATTTCGTTTACTAGAGTTATTTGCTGATGCATCGTAAATTGCCATATCGGTAATATTTATAAGGTTTATTTAGACTTAATTGGCAAAAACAGTAGAGGCACCTGAAGTCATTGCACCACTATCAGCACTATCTGTAATTCTACCAACTGCAATACCATTTACAAACACTGTAGGCGAACCTGCGTTCAAGTTTGCTACATGGTCAGGACATGGAGGTGATGGCGGATTAGGGTGTGCTACTGTTGGCGCACCAACAACTATAACATCAAGTCCTTCTGCATGAACGGTACCGTCTGTATTAGGTGAGGCTATAGTTGTTGTACTAGCACATATATGACCAGTAGATAAACTATCTGTTATTCTACAAATTGCTGGCATTTATCTTCCTTTAGCTTTTAACGCTTCTCGTCTTCTTTCCTGTATCAATGCTTGTTTTACTTTTCGACCAATTGGTATTAGTACACCGTGACACATCTCTTTGCCTCTTTTACTGATATACTCAACACTAATCATTCTATCTTTAAAATCTGATTGTACAGACATGATGGCTTTCTTCAAACTCATCGCTTCTTTTTCTTTTTCGTCACCTTTTTCATTCCAAAACTTAAATAATCGCATTTTGCTCATAAATTACCTTTTCCGACTATTTATTCAAAAAGTACAAGCCATTTTGCCAGCTCTTAATTCAGTTTTGCTCAAATCATCTTTATTTTCTAACGCTGATTTAGCAGTTGCTTCGTAATCCGGCGATAATTTACAGTTTTTTACGCTCGGAGAACACGAAATTAACATAAAGAACAAAACTAGAACAAAATATTTCATTTTTTATTGATTTTACTTGCTTTTTTTAGTGATTTTTTTGCTTTTTTTTGAAAAAAGCGCTTGCCAAAGGTATTTATCTAGTGTAGGATGTATGTATAAGTTAAAAAAACAAAGGATAAACTATGAAAACAATGATAAACACTTTTGGCGCTCTATTAATCGTAATTGGTATTATGATGATGGCCGGTTCTGCTGGCGATTGTGACGGAAAATGTATGGAATCAGCAAATACTCTAACTGAAATGCTTATGTACTCACTAATCGGTTTAACAGTAATGTTAGTTGGTGGTTTTATTACAATAAAAAGCAATTAATTTGAAAAAAGTGCTTGCCAAACAACAAAGTATCTGGTATAATGGACACATAAGATAAGAAAGGATACACTATGAAAAAAATTAAATCAAATAAAATCTCTGAAGCGTGTGGTTGGATAGGTATGATACTTATTCACGGTGCAACTGCTCCGACATCTCTATCAGTGTTAATGGGTTGGTCAACAAATTTACCTCCATTAAACTTCATATTACTAGTATGGTTAGGATTATTTCTATTTTTAGTGAGAGCTATATATGCTAAAGATATGTTATATATCGTATCTAACGCAATAGGATTTTCATTGAATAGTCTATTGTTAATGTTAATTGCATTAAATTAAAAAAAGTGAAAAAACCGCTTGCCAATGGTTTAA